TTTCTCTTCCAGCAGCGCCCAAAGCCTTAAGTCTATCAAGAAGTTCAGGGGTAATAGTATCAGCCATTGTACAATCCTTATTAAGCTTCTATAGTTAAATAGTTTTATAAAAAAAAAGGATAGCTATAGCTATCCTTTATCGGGCGATTCGAAACCTGGGGGAGGTGTGGGCTGATTAAGCGGCGTCAAGGTTTGTGATTGACCGGATGAGGAGGAATTACGGCTCTCTTTCGTCGCGTCATTCTCCATTTGGAGCTGCTTAGATAATCTTTCAACAAACCATTCGCGCAATCCAATGGGTAAATTATAAGCTTCTGAAAATGACCAGCCGCCTGAGTATTTTAAATAAAAAAACTGCTCATATACATTTTGCATGTATTCATCGGTCAGGCCAAAAAAAGTCCGCGGAAAGCGGAACCTCCAAGTCGACTTCGTGGTTGCACTCTTCACAAATAAAATTTTGCGTTAAATCAATGTCGGGGGTTGATAGCCGATAAGCCGATCTTAAATATCTAGAATCTATCGATGGAATATTATTAACTAAATATGATATTGCCTCTGAAGAATCGTTGTTGTTGACAGCTACAATAATGTTTCTTAATTGTCTTGTTACATTGCGATCTTGTTTTTGTTTACGGTCTATTTCCAAACCATCAAGAAAGCGTTTTTCATCGGCGCCAGTAAGTAATCTAAATGTTACTGTAATTTCTGTTTTTGGCAATACTACATCAAATGTTCCATTTTCATTGTCTGTAACTTCCATATTAGCTGCAGGGCCGCCATTATATATTTCTGCGGCATTGAGATCGAAACTATATTGCTGAACTGTTCCGCAAGCAGGACAAGTTACTTTTGTATCATAATCATTGCCATATCCGGCTGATCTTGTAGCGATAATTATTGCATTTCTATCGCCAACTAATAGAGTATCAGGATTAATTGATTTATCTATAATTAAACTTCGAATTACACGGTCTAATGCAATACCTTTTTTAAGGAGTGTTCTAGAAGTCAGCATATCTTCTTCTTTTGCTGTCATGTGACGAATTTCAATGGTATCAACGCCACAAAGAGGGTGTCCTTCTGGATAAAACCTTCCTTGTGATGGTAGTTCCACAAATTCAGTAGGTACTACAAACGCAAATTGCTCTATATTTTCGTGTTGGCTTTGTGCCACTTGTTGCGGTGGGGGCGAAGCATCTTGGTGCTGCGTGCCTCCCACGCGATCTCTATTTCTTGACAAATTTCACCTCTTTATCGTATTTTGTCTATTATGATGCGCGCGTATCGAAGAATGTCGAAGCGCCCATGTTTGGACCCACAGAGCCGGCAGTCTTGGTCTCTAGGCGCGCCCAATCATACTTAAGCTCTATATCAACTGTCGATAATTCATCGTTACCATATTCAAGAGTGTCACCAAACTTAACATCTGTGATCCAGGAATTCCAAAGGGTCCATTCTTCAAGTATCATGCCGTCTGCGTCTAGTTGCTTAACCGTTACGATACCCATAGAGCCCGCGGCCTTGGCCTTAGACATTGTGGTAAGCGAATTGGGAGTCGAAGGAGGTGTATAACCGCCTTGAACTATAAAGTCAGCTACTGTGGCTGCTACATCTGGGACCACTGGATCTACCAAGCTTATGGAAATCGTGTTCCAGGTTACGGAACCAGGATAATAAAAAGTGTGGTTTAAATATTTGTGTTCTGCTGCTGCAATTGCAAATGATGGTTTGGCTGCTGTTTTGGCAAACCAAAGCAATGGGCCGTCACTCGACCTCAAATTTGAAAATTCAACTATAAATCTAAAATTTCTCTTTGGATCTTTTAAAGTTGTATCTTCACCAAAGTTTTTTGCCCAAAACGCCATAATGTGTAGCTCCTATCTAAACTTAATTAGTGTATCGAGGAAAAATCTCCTCCTTTTAATCATCAAACGATGCTCCTGTGGATGCGATTACAAAGTCAATCGCGATGTATTCAATTGCTCTCGCTGGTTTAATCATAATTTTTGCATACATAACATTTTGATCAATTAAGTCGGGAGTTGTTGTGCTCTCGTCTAAGATTAACCTATAGTCTGTAATACCAAACCCTGTTAAGACATTTGCTAAGAATGGCTCTACAAGACCTTTAAACCTTGTCCATGTTGCTTGAACATTTTGTTCAAACAGTATTTGAGTAGAAAGAATAGAAATCTGCTTCTTAAGATAGATAACAAGTCTCCTTACATTAATTCTATCAAGCGCAGACGGGCGCTCTTGGAGGGTTTTTTGTCCAAATACCACGATACCACTAGAGGGGAAAGAGGCAATTGGATTAATTCGAGCTTCATAAAGAACATCGCGATCTTTAGAAATTAGCCGTTCTGTTACTGCGGTAACTGGAATGCCCGCGGCCCCTTCACTAAGGCCGCCTCGGTTAAATCCTGCTGGAGCAAACCAAATATCAGATGCTCTTTCGGAGCTTGCCAAAACGCCAAGCATTGCAACAGAAGGTGGAATCCACAGCAATCGTCCAGAAGCATCAGAAGTCTGCACCCATGGATAGAATGTACATCCATAACTCGAATCAATTCTTCTATCGCGCAAAGCATTTGCCGCCAATGTTGGCGTCGTGGTGATTCTAGCATCCTTTGAACTCTTATATCCCTCATGAGCAGGCGTATATACATCTGGAAGATCAATAACTGCTAACGCGTCTGCTCTATCTTCACATGTATTAACCATGTGTGTCGTAAGGCCGGCCAAGGTAAGACCTGGGGCCGCTAAAAGATTCATGTCAACCTGTTCCGGATCTGACACCGTATCGATTGCACGCTTCCATGTATGATAAACATAGCTATTGGCCTCAGTAGAGCTAGCTCCCATTGCTCCATTATAGACCGGATCTGGTTTTGTAATATCAAATCCGTCAAAACCTCCAAAGAACGGGGCAGTAAATCTATCATAACCAGCATTTAGTAAGTTTACATAGCTGCCACTAGTTGCCGAGGTCCCGAGTACTCTTGAGCCAGATTGATAATAATATTTTGTAGAGCTAAGTGCCACTACATCATCAAGTGAGAATACATATGCGAAATCATCAACACCTGCGGTGGTAGCCGCAGTTCCGCCAGCCCCGTAGTCGCCATATAGACGACGATGGAAATCTGCAACACTGCGATCTGACCTTGTAGATGCGGCTGTTCGCGAACTGTCCATACCAAAATATGCGTTTGTTGGGTTGGAGAGACCACCATCAGAAGCAGATACGCGAAGTCGCACAGACGGGAAGGCTAGCGAGCCAGTCATTACCGTAGTGTTGGCACCCATGTTGTTACCGATGGCGACGTTGTTGCCGCCTCCAGAGAGAAAGTTTGCTGCATCAGATCCAATTGCGCCCGTAATAAAGAAATGATCAGGATTCTTTACATAAGAAGATTTTTGGCCATATGAGGCAGTTCCGAAAGCACCCGATACTGTCTTAAATTTGGGTGGCCCAAAATAACCGAAGGGCAACAATATTGCATCTGTACCGGCGTCTTCGACAGCGCTGTCCATCTCAACATAAACGAATTTTGATTGGTTAGGGTACATGCCATACGTTCTAAGTCTCTTGGCCTGCGAGTCCCATTTCGTATATTGATCTCCAATCTTGCGCGCAATAAAGTTTGGCGCGCCTGGATCGAGGGTAAGTTTATCAAATCTTTCCATGACCTGCACTGCACTATCATCATCGCCCAAAGCTCTAATAACCACAGAAAAAGTACCGTAATCTGTTGCGCTGCTATTTGATTGCCTAATCTGTTCAATTGAGACTTTACAGTTCTTATGCAACCACTCACCATGGCCGCGGCCAATTAAGCGAAAAAGCTTGTGTGCCTGGGCATCATCAAAAGGTACATAAGCTGCAGGAGCAGTTGTGGACTGAGCGACAAACCAGCCGGTTCGCGCTTCGCGGGAAGCTGCGCCTCTCATAGCTTGGGGACCACTTCCACCAGAAGATCCACTGCAGATTGCCAAAATAACGCCTTGTGCGTCACCAGTAAGAGAATTATCACGAAGTTCCTGTTCGAAGGACTCACCTAACCAATAATCCTTGGCAGAAGAACTGGGATAAAATGTATTTGCAGCAGATACCAATTGCGGGTTTGTATTACAGGCCTTGCGAATAAAAGTTTCGCTGTTGTCGTCAAAACCAAATTTAATAGTATCTGTGCCGGTCGAACCGCTAATAAGTACTGTAAAAAGATTGCTGCTATCGTTACCAATTACGGCGCCGACAGAGGCTGTGCCAACTACATGAGTTGTATTCCCAACCCCTTGATTGACGCCGCCGCCGCGCAACGAACCACTTAAACGAACAGATCCATCATCGCAATAGAATATAGCAGCCAATTGTCCAGTTCCAAGGTCGCGAGCGGCGCCGCTAGTAAAGAGCCATAGTCCGTATGCACCACCTGTAGTAACTGGGGAGCTTGTGTTGTTGTTGCTTGTTGCCCAGCCGGCTTTGGCGGCTGTGGCGCCGGTTTGGTCCACGCTCTGCTGTCCGAGCAAGCGTACATAAGTAAGAGGAGCAACATTTGCATTTAAGAAAGCTTTTGCGGCATAAGTTCCATACATTGGAGACTGATAGTTGCCGTCTCGATAGACATCACCACCACCACCGCCAGGAACAGTCTCGCCAAATACTTCAACAAATTTTGAATATGATTCAACCTTTATTGGCTGCATCGCTAAGCCACGTTTGGCGCGCCCAATTACAACGGGACCGATCAACTCTGCGGATTTGGGGATAAAGGAGTTATCAATCTCGTTAATGAATACTCCAGGAGATACAAATTTAAAATTCTTTACTGACATATTGTGGGTCCCTCTTTATAAAAACAAGATAATATGATGTTACAATCATTAGTTAAATAGTATTTTTAATTCCAAAAAGCTCCTGAACTGTAAAGAAAAAAGAATGTTTACTTCAGGATGTCGCCAAGCTCATGAGTAAACTGGCCAAAGATGTTAGGAACCCCTGTGGGAGCGTCATTTTCTTGCGGGAATGTTACTTCTACCGTGTTTTCGTCAATTCTAACAATCGGACGATCATCGTTTTCGTTTTCTCCAATTAAATATCCAAGAACTTTAATACTAATCTCGGTTGTAAACATTCTCATTTCTTCGCCTAAATTATTAACGTTATTTGAATGGGTGAAATTCTGATCGATGAAAGCTTCATAAAGATGGCCATTTCGTTTTAAAATAAATGAATTAATCTGGCCCGTTCTGCCAATAAAAGGAGTAATAAGAGTGTTCATCTGTTGTTGGTATTCTGACTTAATGATGATTTTATAATCAACATTAATGTATACTGGGATCGGAATAGATAACGATTGAACTACTATTTTTTTGTTAATTCTCGGAAAATTGCGCTGGCGCGCGGCATCTGTATTCGTGCGGGTACCCGATGCAACTGCAAAATTTCTTGTTTTATCTTTAACTATTCTTTTTGCTATTACCATGCGTCCCGATCTTCCATCCTTGTTCTTTGAATAAATATGTGCTTGAAATCCCCCTTTTCTCGCGGGATCTTTTGTAATTCCTGTTCTTTCGATGCTTATTAGAGGCAATTTTAGTGCGCCAGCATTATCTCTTATTTCTTTTTTGTTCTTAATCTGAAATGCTCTTTCGGGCGCTTGCCACAAAACAGGTACTTGGCTATATCCCTCGTTGGTCTTTGTACTTAAATTTAAATCCTCTTTTAGCCATGAAACCATAGCATAATCAATTGTTTCTATAGCCGATCCTAACATTCCCACCGCTTGGAGAGTGAGGATGCTCTCGCCACTGCTTCCTGTGGGAATCATCGCAAAATCAAAATTATCAGGTAGCATCGAATAACCCCTTTCTGGCTCTCTTACAAATTGCAGAAATCTCAAAACTATGATCAACTTGACCAAATAGCTTTTTTGGTTCAGATAGTTTTACTATTTCGTAAAAGAAGTCGCCATATAAGACAAAATCGCCCTCACGAACATAAAGATTTTGATCTTCTGTTAATCTTCTTCTGTGAAAATGAATAGAAATTTCCCAACTTTTATCAAGGCCGGCGCCTTCCATATATTCAGTAACATAGTCTGTAAATTCAACTAATGCATATACTCTCACTGGGGGCAAATATGTTTTTTCTATTGCTTCTCCATATAGTTCATGAAAATTAGTAGTTTCTAAATCAACAGGATAATAAAGAACTTGCTGGCCAATAATTTTTTCTATTAATTCATCATTGACCTGTTTTACAAGATCTCGCTCTTTTTTTCCTAAAAAGAGGGGAGGTGGTGGTGCGGGTGGTCTTTTCCATTCATCGGCCATTCTCTACTTTATCCTACAAAAATTGGTAACGGGGAATATTTAAATGTTTCTGCTGCGGCCGTAGCCTTTTCTTGATCTTGCTTAATTAATGCTGTATATTCCATTTCTTTCAACATTTCAGCTAGTTTGTCTTTTAGTGCTGTTTGCTCTTCTTTAGCCTGCGCAAGAAGTTCAGCATGATTTAATGTAACAGTTTCTCCGGGTATCGGCATTGTAGTAAATTTACCACGAATTTGTCCTAACATTTCCTTACAAAGGGCTAAACAATATTTTCTAATCCACTGTTTTCCTATTGCATTAATATTATTATAGGGAAGATTGTCAAAAGGAATTGTGTTGATATTATTAACCCCGTCGATACTTCCTGTATAATCCTGTGTTGCATCCCAAGCATTTCCATCAATATAAAACTTAACCCAAATTCTATCTTGCTCGTCAAATCCCCAATAACTAGGAGTCGGAAAAAGTCGCAATTGATTGTCTATTAATTCATAAGAATAATGCGAGGTTCGTGTGTAAATCGAGTCTTCATACATAATGGCCTGTAACTTGTTTTGCCACGTTGGAATAATCTCAAAAGTAGAATCATCTGCAAACTGGCCATAAGTAGAATAATTGCCAACAACGCCTACTCCTCCATAGTAGCCATAGAAGCGCCACATTGCTCTAGGAGACTTGTAAAAAACTTGTGTGACTGTCACCCTTTTATCATTAACTTTCCCGCTAAAACCGACTGCATTGCCGCCGTCATCTTCACCAGAGTCGGATGCATCCATAATAATTTTCTGTAGGTCATAATCTTGTATATCTTGCTGCGGGGAAAAGGATGCCGAATATTCACGAACAGTGCCGCCCACGCCGGCAACCGATGATAGCCCTTGACCAACTTTCTTAGAATATGCCATTTGAAATCTTGGATATTTTAAATTAACACTATCTGGGCCCGTTTTTTTGTCGCCTTTATGATCAAATGTACCGGTAGCGTTCCCTAAAACGTCAGAAAGAACATTCTTGCCCTGATGAAGATTAATAATATATGAATATTCCAGAACCGCCTCTTCATATGCTGCATATACATTATTTGGTGTTAATTCAATGTCTACAACATCACCACCAAGCTTCTTATAAATATATGCTACCTGAAGTGCGGCGCCGCTTAGAAAATCAAGGGAGCCTGTGTAGATACCAAAGGGTACTGCGGCAGCCACTAATCCGGCGCTGCCGGTTGAAGTTAAAACAATTGCGCTTGTTTCTGACGAAGGACTAAGGTTTGTTGGCATCTATATGGCTCTCCTGCTGTAAATAGTTCTGATAAAACAAAACCCCCAGACAAGCTAAGGGCTGTTTTAGAAAGATTAAGTTATTTTATGCAGAAGCTTCGGTTATTGTCTTTTTTGTCGACCTTTTTCTGGATGTGGAGGGCTTCTTCTTTTTTGGTACGGCCGTTTTCTTCGCCTTTGTTGTCTTGGGTGGTGTATTAGTTACGACTTCAACCACTTCGGGCGACACTTCTTCAATTGTTTCGGTTTCGACAGCCGCCTGTTGTGCTAAAAGTTTGACTCGGGGGTGTGCGCGGCGTTTTGCGGCAAACTTTGCTTTAGCTGAGTTTAATCTTCTTTTCTTTCCCATGAGGAACTCCTTGGTTATATAATAAATAGTGTCTATTTGACAAAACCGAAAATCTCGAAAAATCGCCGGCGGTATTTTTCGGCAGATCGGTGTTTTTATACCTAATTCTCAAAAAGAAAACCCCCAACCTATTGGAAGGGGGTAAAACTTTAAAGGTTTATTTTATAGCTTGATAGCTGTACGATTACTCAAGGTTTAACCCTCAAGGTTTAACCAAATAACACTATTATCAGTGTTGCCATTAACAACCATGACTGCTCCGAGATTTTGGAGAAGATCATCCGTTGCGGGAGCGACACCACCGGCGGTGCCACCGGACCGGACAGCGTGATTGCCCAGAACTACAGTTCCAACAGTAAGAACAGAACAGGGTCCGCTCACTTGAACCCAGCCGTAATAATCCGCTGTCATATCTATAACGGTAACACCAACAACAGGGCCGGTTTCGGCGGCTGGAGCCACAACAAGGTCATTGTATGGCGCAGTTATTAAGTCAGCTTTGCTGGATGTAGTTACTGCAGTTACTACCTTGTCATACAGCTTAAGCGTGCAGGTGGTGTCTACGCCGGCATCGACGGCAGCATGTGATTTGATTCTCATAAGCTGGCCTTGGCCGGCACCATCATTAATGTGAAGATAGCCTTCTGCATACAGATTCTCAGCAGCATCAGTGTCGCCGCCAAATGTTACAGGCACCGACGTTAACCCAGCGGCTACACCAGCTTGCACAGCCATGTCGCGGTGGTTAGCGTTAACAAGCGGTGCAGCTTGTAAACACTTGCCAGCAGTAACAGCGATTCCACCGATACCTGCATAGCGAAAAATTCTATCTCCATAATGAAGCAATGTGCCAAAGTCAAAATGCTGTGTTGCAGACTCCGTAAAAGGATCTGCTGCACCGGCACCGCCGGCGAGTATGCCTGCTCCACCATTCTTCCCTACAACAACTGCAGTAGGGCCTTGAGCGCCAACGCCGCCGGCGACTTTTCGAAGCACCAAATTCTGAGATGTGGCGTTCTGCCAGTTAATATCCCTCTTTAAATTCTCCATTAACGCCTCAATTCTCGCGAGGCCTATTCTTTTTGTTCCCATAGTTAAAAACCCTCCTTTTATAATCATGTCCCTGTATTGATCTGTTTCGACAATACTAGGGGATAGCTCAAAGTCTACCCGATAACTAGGTTGTGAACTCTCGTTCACCTGTAAGTAGTTCTACATAAATGAAAGCCCCCATCATATGATGGGGGCTTTACATATATTTGCTAGTTAGCTAGAATTAGCTAGTAGCGCCGGCTTCACCAATAAGTCCGCGAACGACAACTAGGCCGTACATATCGGGACGTACCATCTTCTTGGCATACCGAGTCATCACGCCCTTACGGGGCACGAAGTCTTCAGGGCCAAAGATAGTGGGTGTAGTCTGCAGTGGCACGTAAGGTGCGTACACGTATCCGCTTTCAAGGAAAGAGGAACCGCGACGACCAACGAGAATCACGTTTCGCAGGAAGTAGGGGTCAACAATGACATCAAACTTCTTAGAAAGTGATCCAACCTTAACGGCACCAACGCTACCCTTCTCATCATCGTGAGTAACAGAAGCACGGAATCCCGCAGTGAACTCAAGGAGATTAGCGACTTCAGGTCCGCAAACCAGGAAGTTAGCTCCACCTCGTAGAGTCTTACGATGGATCTGTGCAGAGACATCGTTGATAGTTTCAACAAGCGTCTCATACCACTCACTCACAGTACCGGTGAAATCGGGAGCAGCAGAGCTAGCGCCAATTTCCAGGCCGGTTGTACGGTTCACAAAGAGACCGGGAGAGCGTGACCAGTAGAGTGTACTAGCAGTTGCACCATTAATAAGATCGGTAAGGATCTCACGGTCAATCTCAAGAGCAATTTGCTCAGAGAGAATGCTTGTCAACTCAACTTCAGCATCAAGGTTGTGGTATGCGTTAAGATCTTGTCCCAACTCAGGAGTCCACTTAGCCTTGAGCTTCTTGGTCATAGCAGTAATCGCCACGGAATCAACCTTGATGTCGATTTCGGGGATACTCGGCTCGGCTTCCAAGCCCCACACAGACGTACCAATGACGGAACCCAGTGCACCACCAGCCGTAAGATTATCATCCAACGGAATGGTAAGGTCGAGAGCATGTGCAGAACGCGTAATGGCCATGACACTATTAGAGCTACCATTGTTTAATGGAACAGCACCACTAACATTTGCGAACACAAGGTTAAACCTGTATCCGCTCTTGCTCGGATCTTGGTTAGTACTACCACTAGCAACCTGCGATAGACGACGTATAAGTGTGACATTCTCATCGAAGATATTGTGGCTACTTGCCAACATTTGAATTGCAACTAAATTATCAACATCTAGCTGCTCTAAATTACCGCCAGTTCCACCAGAAAGCTCAACCACACAAACACTGGAGCCAGAAAGGTCGACGTCATACTTTGTAAGCTTGTCGAGCTTTCCTTGATTCGCAGCATTTAATGGGTTTGCGCCGGCGCCAGGGGTTGCCCCAGCAGTACCAGAAGCCACCATAACGGCGCCTGCCAATGAGATGGCAGTCACAGAACCAGTTGGTGAGGAGTAACCGTTGTTAAGTCCATAAGGACCAGCTTCAACGCCACTACCTGTGAGATTCACACCACCGGTGATTTCCTTACCTACTCGGCCGCCACCATAAAGCGACTCTTCGCCATCGCCACCATAGCCCAAGCGGGGTAGCCCGGGGCCATTACTGGAGACGGTGAAATCCAGGAAGAAGATGAGACCCGAGGGGAGACTCATCGGTTGAACGCTAACGAGATCGTTTGCGATCAATCCCGCGAAAACACGACGGACAATGGGGAATGCGACGGCTGCGAAACCTTCGACATCTCCACCGGCCATGGTAGAACTTTCACGGAGAAGCTCTTTTGCTTGATTTTCAAGCAAGCGAGCCATAGATTGGCGAGTGCGGCTACTCTCCATGCCTTCAAGAAGACCTGTGCGCTCCCACTTTTCTAATAATGCATGCCCTTCAGCCTGCATATCACGATTGACAATACCTTCTGTCAATCTTTCAACTATACCAGCCATTTTAAATACCTCCTATGTTAATGTATTTGTATTAATTTTACTTAATACCTGCTAGTCTTTTCATCCTCTCCGCTAACGGATCGGATGATGTGCTCTCTTGACGAGAAGCACGAAGAACAGAAGTACGCTGACGACCAAGTGCTTCGTTCAGTGATTGTGGTTCTCTCCTTGGAGAACTCCCCACTGTACTTTCTAGCGTGTGATATATTGTCTTTGCTTCTGTTACTGAACCAGCTTTCGAAATAGCGTCGGCAATTTTTGATCTTTGCCGCTCATTTAGGGAGGTATTTCTTAAAACACGGTTCGTGTAAAGCAAGCGAGCATTAGAAAGGTTTACCTCTCGGGTAGCCCCTTGTAACTCTTGTACTACTTGCTTATGTTGTTCAAGTGACTCTGTGAGTTGGTTATTTTCGAAAACCAACTCTTCTTGAGCCTTCTTTAAAGTCTTTAATTCTTCTTCGACATCAGTGCTGCGTCGATGGGCTAATTCTTGTTCAATCTCCCACTTCATATCATATGAAGATCGTCCTGCCCAACCAGAAAGGGAGGCACCCATATCGACAGTAAGCTTTTCTACAATAGCATTTATCATGTCATCGGAAATGTCTAATTCTTCTTCGAGATTAGGGCTCATTTTGGCTGAAAATTCTTCGGCCTCGCCTTCTTCTTCGGCGCCAGCGGCTTCGCCAGCATAACCCTTAGATTCATCAGATTCGCTGCCAGCATCATCATCGTCTTCTTCAATAACTTCTTCATTATCAGCAAGAAGCTCTCTTAAGGTTTGCTCGTTGATATCTAATTCTGTTTCATTCTGCATATGTTGTATGGTTTCTTGAAGAGCATCCAAATTAATTTCAACATTAACCTCTTTGCCAGAAGTGGCAAGGTGATCTAGATTTTCGCCTTCATTCTCAGAAAGATCATCAGTTGCTGCGAGAGGAATATCTTCAGCAATTTCTTCTACGGGGCCTGCTTCGTCTTCGAGGCCCATTTCAGGGGCGACTGCGGGGTCGGCGCCGAGATCTAATTCGGGTGCACCTTCTGGAGCGCCGAGATCGAGTTCGGGGGCGGCCAATTCATCTTGTTCTAAAAGTTGGTTTAATGTCTGACGGACTTCTTCTGAATATTTGTCGATTACTGTTGTCTCTGCATTCTTAAGCGCGGCCTCGCGAAGCGCTTTTGCATCAATAATGGCATCTCTTAGCAAACTTGACATTAACATACTCCTAAAATTACACTAATTCAAAATAAATAGTGCTTTAAAGTTCTAAAATCCTTAATAATTGTGGTTTTGCTTTAATCATCCTATCCTGTATATAGTAACTGCTTCAGATCCGCCGCTAACATTGGTCAATCTTACTCTAAAGGTAGCGGAGGCCTCGCTCATGACCGCCATGCTTCCCACAAGGGTAACTCCAGTACCAGCTTCCACTGTTAAGGTTGAATTCTCAAACCCTTCACCTAGATTTATAATAATAAAGTCAAATGATTGATTTGCGACTGGATTTTCGAGGGCGTCTACAATATTAGCTGCTGTGTCTGTATCCTTCTCCTTATCGCTCGATGCAATAGTAACAGTAGCAATTCTCTTTAGCATGCTGGCTACTGATATGGCAGTTTCATCGTCGTTGACAAGATCGTTTGGTGCTACTTGCTGTTCAATCAAGCTACCGCCGACAATGGTATTCCCAACATCGTCAAGTTTAAGAACTTCGGTTCCATCGTACTTTTGGAAAACTAAATCATCACCATCAACTTTAAGTTGCATAATAATTGCGCCGGCGGTGCCGTCCATGTCAAGTGAAAGCTGATTGGTGCCTCCATCTTGAAAGTTAATATCACCGGTCGTTGAGTTAAGATCTAAAACGCCGGTTGAATCAATTGAGATTGGGGTCGCTGCGATGGTCAGACCAGTTGTGCCGTCATGAGTAAAGGTAGCATCATTCTGGGCGCCCATTGAGATGACAGAACTGTCGCTGTCTAGGCGTAAATCGTTTTCAACTCTGACATCAGTTGAGCCTGAAAGCGTAATGGTCGCTGTCCCATCAATGATCAGAGGGTTGGCTGCGATTGTTAGTCCAGTTGTTCCGTCATGAGTAAAGGTAGCATCATTCTGGGCGCCCATTGAGATGACAGAACTGTCGCTGTCTAGGCGCAGATCGTTTTCAACTCTAACTTCAGATGAGCCGGAAAGCACAATATCAGTAGTTGAATCTAGAGTTAAATTGCCAGTTGAATTAATGGAGATTGGGGTCGCTGCGATGGTCAGACCAGTTGTGCCGTCATGAGTGAATGTTGCGTCATCTTGAGCACCCATTGAGATGACAGAACTGTCGCTGTCTAGCCTCAAGTCATTCTCTACCCTAACTTCGGATGAACCGGAAAGCACAATGTCCGCGACAGAATCTAACGTAATATTGCCAGAGTTGGAAGATGCGATTGTTACGCCAGTATGGCCATCAATACTGACTGCGCCAGCATTTGAATCAACAGTAATATTACCACTGGTAGTTGAAATTGAAACTGCGGCATCACCGGCAGTAATATCGTCAGCAGCGAGAGAAGATGCTGCACCGGCAGCTTCCCAGCCAGGAACAGCGCCATCTAAAGTAAGTATGTGATTATCACTACCAACAGCGATTCGTGTGAAAACACCACTAGAATCGCGATAATACATATCACCAGATGCATCTGAACCCAGGGCAAAACCGCCATTGGGAATGTCTAGATCTCCAGCAATTGTTGTGAGAGAGGCTGCGCCGGCACCAATAGTTACATCAAGTTCGCCGTCTGCATCGCCATCCTCAATTACTAAGCCGGCGGTGGATGTTCCATCATTCTCTGCAACAGAAACTGTGAATTTGCCGCCCTCTTGGCCATTTGTGTGAACCTTAACTTGAGACTTAATTTCAGAGAATAGAACCTGATCTTGAGACGCATCATCGGCATAAAACTCAATGAGGCCGGCAACATCGTTTGCCGCGCCGGCGGCGCCTTTGTCCTTCACAAATCGTAGGCGTGGGCCGTTAGCATCGTCTGTAGTGTTTTTGATCACAACAAGAGGATCATTAGCATTCGCAGAGGCGAAAGTAGCAGTATCGGCGGTGACAGCAAGGTTAGCCGCAGAGTTAAGTGTAATATCACCGGAATTTGAGGAGGCTACAGTTACACCAGTGTGGCCATCGATACTGACTGCGCCGGCATTTGAATCAACAGTAATATTACCACTGGTAGTTGAAATTGAAACTGCGGCATCACCGGCAGTAATATCGTCAGCAGCAAGAGAAGTTGCCGCACCAGACGTAAGCTGGATATCATCCCCGGCATCTGTCGTGAAATAGAGTTCACATGGAGTAGCCGTGTTCACCCAAATCTGCCCGTAGGCGGGGGTGTCGCTATCAGCATCGGCTTGCTCTTTGAGGGTAATCGTCCCCTCAACCGTAAGAGCAGTCTTTGGGCTCGTTGTGCCCAGTCCGACCCTGTTATTCGTCTCGTCAACTGATAAAGTTCCAGAATCTACGTCTAAATCGGATAGTTCGCCACTTCCTGGTTTAAAGCCCATTAAAAATCTCCACTATTCTGTTAATCCAGAGCCGGTGTGTTCAAACATTCTAGCTAAATTAATTTGCGTTAGTTCGGCAATTATTGTAAACGATGCATCTCCACTATTTGTCTCTGGTGCTGAAACATAAATTTCTGCTGCCTTTACGCCAAAAGTGTAAGAATCTTCAGCAGAATTCAGTAAAAGATAGTGCGATCCGCTAATAACATTTATGCCACCTATGGGCTGGAGGTCTGGGCGGCTGAGTGTGGACGACGTAGAGTTAAAATGCACCCGAATATCTTGGGCACTTTGATTAATTACGGTAATTGATTTTGCAACCATCGGAAATTCAAATTTAAATTCCTGCCCTTTAGGTAAAGCAGCCTCTGCGCCCTTACCATGGTTTAGTCCCGATCCTGAAATCCAAGGCACCGCCGAGACTTGATATGATCCAACGTTATGTAAGCCTACTGAATATGTGCTAGGTCCAGAACCTGATTGCCCCGTTAATGCCATTGTTGTTAAACTCCTGTTTTTCCCTTATAATTAGTATCTAATTACTTCTTTTTTCTTTCTAATTTTGCGGTTTCGCGTTTTCTACGAATAATTTTTTCTCTTCTCAATTCCGAAGGTTTTTTATAATACTGTCTTTTTCTAACCTCGTCAAGAATTCCTGATTTCTTCACTTTGCGCCTAAACCTTCGAATTAGCTTTTCGGAGGTATCTCTTTTTAGTGGCTTGACGGAAATATTGACTGCTCTGCTCATTTGAACATGTGTGACCAGTTTTTACTGGCTCCTCCAAAAATTGTATTGATATCGACACCTTGATCATCGGGATCTATACCAGAGAGGGCTGATGTTTGATCAGACTTCTGAGGAGCTAGGGTTGTTCCCTCAAAGAGATCTACTCCATTATAAGATTCGGTGCCGATGGCATCTAACATTCTTTTTCTCGTCTCTTGTATCTTTTGACGTTCTACTTTTGCTTCTTGTTGTTCGTTGATGTTTTGTTGTGCGGGTTGGGCAACATGTTGTTTTGAGGCAACAATTGTTTTGTTCCCAAGACCTTGTGCAACTTCGGAAACAATATTGGACAAAACACCCTCTTCAAACATCACCTCTTTAATGCATTCTTTTATAAGAGGTTTGAGAATCTGTTTCAATTCTGATTTTTTCATTGACCCCTCAATATTTCGTTGAGCGCTCTATTGATTCTATCTGCTTTTGTAATAATGTTTGGCTGTTTATTTTCTTGCATCATAAAAGCACCAGTTGTTGAAGGCTCAGAAACAAAATCAAAACAAATTAATTGAAAATCGTCTTCTACAATTGTTTGCCCATTTGATTCATGAACGGATCCCATCCCTCTTGAAGATATGCCAAGTTTTACACCAGAATTAACAAGTTCTTTTAAGATCTTGCCAGATGGGGTGTTCAAAACCTGTACCTTACCCATGACAGCATCGCCATCCCACCACACTTCTGTTACAAGATGACATGCAGCCGATAAATTAATAACAGCAGAATCGGGGTGATCTAGTTCCCCCAGAGCCCTTCTTTCACGGACAAGCTTATCGTAATTTTTAACTTCGCGTTCTAAGATTGGGCGATTATAAATTCGGCCATTTCCATTAAGATGATTTGCTCGTTGCATAACACCAGTTAAAAACATAGCGCCTTCTTCGCGAACCATTCTCTTCTCTTCTTCGGTCAACAGATCATCACATTTCCCATCGGGACATAATTCATAATATTCTGTTAATAATAGTTTATTCATAGTATTTCTCAAATGCAGGCACCACCTGCGTGAGTTAGGATCCTTTACAGCAATTTCTTACTGGTTGTAGCATCCACTTGCGCGTCCAAATATTTGTGTTCATGTTTTATTCCCTCATCTCCGATAATCATATTCAAAACATAAGATGTGCCAGAAGACAAACAACTTAAAAGAAAAAGATTAGCGAGACAATACTCGAATGTAAATAGTTCTGTATACCTATTAATTCCAAATAAAAATGCCCCGACCCAAAAGCCGAGACACATTGGACAACGGAATAGTTCTCCTAGTTTACCCCTTGTTGGTCTAACAGAATTAAATATAGTTCCGTATACTAAAATTTGCGTTAAGCCATAAGCAGCCAACACAAAATATAAAAGATCCATTTTAAATCCTGGTCATTATGCTCATGCCATATGGACCCCGTATCCAACCGGGTCTAATTGATCCCTTGGTAGGTTCTTGTGGCACTTCTCCAAGAGCGGTACTATCATCGTCGGTTGGCTCCGCTATATAATCATCTACGGCTTTTTCAAACTGTTCAACATATTCAAAATAAGGTTTTTCTTCTGTAATAAATTTGTCTATTCCATAAAGAGCTACTTGAACCATGTCGATATCTTCGTTAAGAAACATCTGTCCTTCCATAGAGCCATAAACAAATCCAGCTTTTATACTCTCGGGATCAACAATGCCTTCTTTTCTTAAAAGTAAAAAAAGTCTATCTTGCGTATCGTAAACCTCGTCATTAGGAGTGTGCTTTGCTAAGACCAAAACTTTATTGCTTTCAGGAATAATAACAATATCTACATCGGGATGATCAAATACAACAAATTGTTCGCCCAAAGTCTTGCGAACATCAAGAACAATATCTTTTTGAATTCCAATTTTTTTCTTTACGTGTGGAATTGTTACTGTAATGCTCATTTGCTTGTAATCTCATATACTAAATTTTGAATTTTTAATACGCTGCTTACCATATTTTTATCAATTGGCCTGTCTTTAAAGCTTTCAATTAGGACAAGAACTTCTTTGGTTGAGTTTGCCATGTTATTGTCGTTTTTAATCTCTTCGTATTTAGCGGATCCCTCAATGACTTTATAAAGTCTTGAAAGTTCTTCATTAAGATAAATTTTAATATCAATTCCATTATCTACAAAAGAAAAAACATATTTATTTAATAGTTCCCTCTGCTCTCTGAGGAGTCCACCAGAGTGTGTTTCGTTAAACTTGCTAGCAAAAGTTTTAAAAACCAAATTATCAATTGGCTTCATTTTATTTTGTGGTTCTGTTGTTTCTACTAACATAAGATTTTTAACAATCTGACGTTCTAGCAAAACATTTCTTTTAATATTGGCTGGTCCCAGATCTGCATCAAAAAGTTGGGATAGGGTCGCCATGCTTTTATAATTTGGAACGAAATTAACAAATACGCTTTTTGATAATTCTTTGTTGACTCTCTTAACCAAGCTTCCCTGAGCACTATGAACGTGTTGCTGTTCAAGTTTGGCATGTGCCTCTCGCACGTTATAAACCAATTTTTCAGCAGTATAGGCATCAAGACCGCTTGTTTCTAAAAGAGTATTGTAAAGAGATAGTTCTTTTCTTAAGATAGCATTTGGATTAAAAAATTCTTTGAGAATAGAAACTACACGTAATTTGTGCTTTTGATCTTTGGATACTATTGCCTTAGTCATTTCTTTTATAAGCACTTCATATAAAAAAGCGGTATTTCTTTTCTTGTTATGTTTGTTCTTTTTCATTTTTATCACCCAATTTACTATCTTCTAGTTCCGTAATTAGTTTCTTTATTTCTTGTTTTACCTCAAATAATCTGCTTTCTTCTAAATTATCTTTATGCCCATTGGACTCATAATAGATACCTGCTTTCCTAAACTCGTCACCAATAGAAGAAAGGTGATGTAGTGTTTCATATCCTACGCCGCCTGGATTATTAGTTCTGGCTGTATTTACCTCAATTCCTCGGGATTTGCTGCGAGTATGCCGCCTTCTTGGTCCGCTTTTACCTTTGCGTCTCTGGTCATCACGTTTGCCAGGGGCTGCTAAAAGTGTGTCTTCGCCCCCTTCTTCTCCAGGTTCTTCGCCTCCAGGTTCGCCACCAAGTTCGCCGCCGAGATCGTCACCGAGATCGACATCGAGATCGCCACCAAGTTCACCACCCATACCTTCGCCTGCCCCTTCAGCAGCGGCAGTAATAGCCGTGGCTTCTGCTTCAAGCTGAGCATCATATCGTCTATCGAAAAACATTTCTCGTTGATTTCTAATAAACTCTTCCTCAGATAAATTAAACAAATGTTCTGCGACCCAACGACGACTAAAGAATCCTTCGGTTGCGCCCGAAGCCACGTCGAACTTGGTCTTCCAATGTTCAAGTTCTTGAAGTTCCGCGATCTTAGATGGGTTATTAAGAGAAAGCTTGAATCCAATTAAGTCTGCGCCCTTATACCCAAGCGTATATAAATGAATAATTCCTATTTTTTCTAGTTCTGTAATGATAGACCTTTGCAATCTCTGGATTGTTCTCGCAAAACGAATATCTTTTTGTGCAAGTGTTGTCTTGTCTTCTTCGGCACCTTCGCCTCTTGAAAGATAAGATTGCGGAATCTTTAATGCAGAAAACAATTTATCTCTTAAATATTTAACATCATCAATATCGCCAGTATAAGAACCACCTGCCAAGGTTTCAACCTTGGAAGAAACACCGCCACGGACGGGGATAAAGTAATCTTCTTCAGTGCTCATCGGATTGTAACGCAAATCTACACGACCAGTGCTAGCGTCAACAACCTGATTGCGCTTCATCTGTGTCATAACTTTTTGCATATATTGTTCAACATCTTGTGGCGCAACATTTCCAACATCAATATAAAAAACACGGCGTTCGGGTGATCGCACAATGCGATATGCCATCATAGCATCTTCTAATAGAATTAGTTGACGAAAAATTCTTCGTGCAGGCTCTAAAACTGAGGAGCCGTATGGCGCATACTTATCATTGCCTAAGATCCTAAAATGTGCGATTTGCCAATTTTCAAATGTAAGCCCACCCGAGTTCCACTGAAATTGTACGTATTTTGGATTGCTTTTATCTTCTCCTTCTAAGCGCTCAATTTCGTGGGTAGGGAGTCCGACAATGGATTGTATACCTAATTGTTCATCTATATCTAAATATAAAAAGAAGTCCCCATATTTACACATTGTGCGGCACCAACCAAAAAGATTGAAATCAATATTAAGAACTGTATGATATAGTTCCTGCAAAACTGCTTTAATTTCTTCATTGTGGCACTTGACATTAAGAAGAGGCTGCAAATCGCTGGAAGTGGTCATTTCATCGGCGTAAATATCAAGCCCGGAAGCAATCTCGGGGGTATACTCCATTTGCTCAAAATCTTGATATCTTTCGGCTCGTAGCTGATTGGCCATAATGGCCGTGCTTAACTGCTCAAAAGGATTATATGCAGATTTTTTGAAATTTAATCCTGCGGCAGACTGAAATTTAAATTTATCAAGCTGGACACGAGAAAGCTTTCTACTCGTTTGTGTACGATAGTTTACAAGCGGACCAGAGAGCAAACGAGTTAATTGCTTAAAAAGGCTGGATTGATTATTTTTGGGATTTCTATTGCTATTTGCCATTTATTTTATCCTTTATATAGCCAGCCAAATTCGTGCATTGACTCTTTGGCTTGTTGCTGCTCACCCTGGAGATCCATATTCTTTCTATATCCCTCTTGCCCTTTAATTTGATTATTGAGCTTTGTTGAGGCAACAAACATAGAGTTTACAAATGCGTTCCTATATTCTTGATCCAATTTTCCTGCCTCAAAAGCCGTATCTCGAACCCAGCAGCCAATCGCCAAAGCCATGGTTAAGTCATCATTATAACTTCTCATAGCCTCGGGACGACCATGGTGCCAGATAAAAGTTTTTAACTCGTTAACCATTCTAGAAGAGTATACAGTAATTAGTTTATTTCTAATGAATTCTTCCATTTTTGCAACAATCAGAGGGCGAGTCTTTGATGTAGTAGAAAAACCAGCAACAGCATTAGACATGTGTTCTCCTTGCAACTGCTCAACATATTCATGAGTTGACTTAATAGAAAAATAAATATTATTATAGCCTAGCTCTTGCAATTTTGTTAACACTCCAAACCCAACAGAGTTATTTTCAACAACAACCATCCCGTTGTTATACTCTCGTCCAATACTATTAATCATATCGGCATAAACATCAAGAGTTGGCTTTCCTTGATATTCTGCGACAACTTCCATAGTTTCTAGTTTTATAACATGAAGTGTTGAATTGTCCTTGCCGTCGCCCCGTGCGACATCAACGGTAAGAAGGTAGTTGTATCCATCTATGGACTTTTCCCAAATCCAAAAATTTCTATCAAACCCTGTTCGGTATTGCGGCTCTTTGATCAGTGTTGTCATCCATTCTAGATCTTCAGGGTGAATAACAGTCTCGCCTGACATATTAAAATTGCACTCTAGTTCTTGTGCAACTTGTCTCTGGGACATGTTCTTGGTTTCCTTTTCAAACCATTCCAGATCTCTTTCGGGATGAACATCCCATATTAGTTTAGTAGGAAAGAAATCGTTTTGTCCCTGTTCTGAATCTACGTATATCTGGTGGAACCAGTTCCCAACACCATTAGGAGTTGACAAGGCAATACAACGACCACCTGTTGATAGAGTGGGATAAAGACCTGGCCACAATTCTTCAAGCCCGTCAACGTGTGCCGCTTCATCGATTACTAACAATGATAGCGCCTCCGAACGACCGGCATCGGAAGAAGTTGATGATGCTTTGATTTCAGAACCGTTGGAGAGAACAAACGATGCTCTATTATCAATTGTAATATTTGCTATTTGCATCCAAGGTGGCAGATTTTTAATTATATGTTTTACTTTTTTTACAAGATTGCCTGCGGTCTGAAACTTGGTCGCAATTACAAGAATATTTTTATTTCTGTGGAACAGCATCATCCACGCAATATAAGCAGCAGTTGTGGTGGAAATACCCAACTGTCTTGCTTTTAATATAACATTGAAGCGATGATCATTAAAATCTGTTAGTAATTCTTTCTGAAAGTCGTACAGTTTAAAAGGAATTAAACCCTCCAAAGGGTGGGCGATCCTTGCATAGTTATCAATAAAATAAACTGGATCCTTTCCGCTTTGTAAGATCTCTTTTAAAATTTCATTTTTTGTAAGTTCAAACGACATCTAATCATTTTTTATTTGTTTTTGCCAAGCGCAAGAAAATCGCGAATAGACTTGTCTAATCTGTCCTTGGATGGATCCGCAACTGGTGTTACTCCATCGAGGTTTCCAACTTTATAATGTCGTTTACCTGTAACAAAAGCGCGAACGTTTGAAGTGTTCTGGACTCCAACACTCACTTCGCCCTCGGGCGTGAGGGAAAGAGCATCACCAGTAATCTTTTTATACTCTTTTTTTAGGAAATTGGCAACGTTCTGAATCATGTCTTCTACGTCGGCTTCAATATCGCCCGCATATACTTCCTTGAGTTTAATATCGCTCTGATAGCTGATGCATAAGAGATTGCCATGAAAGACAACACCAAACCCATCAACAACACGAGAATCAACAATAGGATCGCCTTCTTCTCTTTTTAGCCCAATCTTTCTTGATTCGCCGTCATAAGAATATTTTTCATCTTGTGAGCCATCATAGCCATTTGCGGCTGCTTGTGAAATTCCTCTTACGATGTCTAACACTGTTGTTGCCATTTATTTATTTTCTCCTTGTGTGGGACGCCATCCGGCTTCCCAACGTTCTTTTCTTCCCTCAATCCATGTTATGTAACACTGACGACAGCAATCATATCTATTCATGTAAATATTATCCTTCGTATCGAAAGAATAAGTATCACAAGTGGAACAAACTCTATTGCTATCTTTATTAAGTAGTTTTTTTGATATCAAAACTCCCTGAACTTCTACTTTTTCAGTCTTTTCAGATAAGTTTCTAATTTTTTCGTTTAGTAGCCTGCGCTGCTCTATATATTCTTGCTCTTTTTCTGGGGTCCAGTCTTTTTCTGGGTGCTGCACAGTTTCTATGCCATATTTCTCTGCTATTGCCTTTTCAACTTTTATGGCGTAGTCTGGATCTTGCTTGGGATTTGTCATTGCACGATATTTGTTGCGGCGTAAAACACGCCAAGAGAAAGTCCGATACCCGCGATAGTTCCTCCCGCGAGCCACCAATGATTATTTTTATTTGGTTGCTTAAGCGACATTTCTCTATAGGTACTAATTTCATCATTCTTGATATCCATCAAAAGCGTATGTTTTTCGTTCAAAGAGTCATAGCTTATTTGAAGCACCGATAATTGCAATTGCATTTCAGTACGCGCTTTCGCCACTTCATATTCTACCAACAAATCACATTCGGTTAATGAATATTGGTGCGCCGTAATTAACGTTGCTGTCGCTGATGGGTTGAACAGGGTGCCAGCGAAGGGCGCTGTCTCACCTTGTTCCAGGTGTGTAAACATCGGCTCTTCTTCTGTGTCTTGCGCGTAGGCAGGAGTGCATAAAAATAAAGCAAAGCTTAACATTTGTGCAATCTTATTCCACATATTTAAATCCAAACTCCTCTGTAATTGCTTCATTAACAAATTCTGGATCTTGATCAAACATCGTTATTAGTTCTAAATATCTTGCTCTTTTTTCGACAGTTAAATAATCTAAAGATCTGTCATAGTGCTGTTCCAATTTTGTTAGTGCCTCGGTGCGTTTGCGAATTGCTTCGTTTCTTTTTTCTATTTCGGCATTGTGGGTGTTGTCCAGCACTTCAACTTCCTTTTTATAGCTCTCGATAGTTGTATCGAGCACTTTGGCATATGCACCAACGTTCTTTCTCGCAACAACCCAAATAATAAGAGTCCATGCAGCAACCGCAGCAATCTTCCAATGGTGCTTGCACCAAAGCCACGCCTTTTTCATATATAATTTCATAGCTAACCAAGTCATTTATTCTCCATATTTATATGCTTTCATAACATCAACTGCTCCTTGCGTGCCAATATAAACCATAGCGATCATACCCCATGTTTCCGAAGCCAAATCGGACCAAAGCATCAGCCCTGTTGCTGTTAAAAATGTAAGTAACTTGCGGGAAATTAGCTTTTGTAATACTTTATCTACTAAACCATTTTGCATTTTCTTGTATCTCCTGTTATATAAATAGTCAACAAAAATTATTGACTTACGTGTGCATAACCATTTTTCTTTTCAATGTTTACGATATAGTCAACACAGTCTTTTAGCGAATCTAAATGAGATATTAGAATCACTGTCTTAAAATACGATTTGACCATATCTAATATTCTAACAAATCCTTCTAGATTTTCTGCATCGAGAGCCGTTCCTGGCTCGTCAAGGATGAATATATTTGATTTGGGCAAGTTACTAACGTGCAACAATGCAAGCCTGATCGCCATCGATGCAATTGTTTTTTCTGCTCCTGAGCCCATCTCAATAGGGCGCGGTTCGTGCTTTGGGTGTTTAATATAAACATTTAAACGTCTATCATCATTCTCAAAAAAGACTTCAAAATTTACAATATTTGCCAACACCTTCGCAATTTCTTCATTAATCGGTGGCAACTTCTTCTTAATAATATCATAGGAGATGCCGCTGGTGTGCATGCATCTCATAAATAAATCATAAGCGGAGTAGTCTTCGCGCAACTCGGATAACTCGCTCTTTTGTTCAATTAAACTCTGTAATTTTTGCTCGCAGGATCCGTGGGAAATATATAAGTCATTTAGTTCTTGTTGGCACTCATCACAGCTTTCTTCTATATGCTCAAGAGATGTATTATATTTCTTTTTCTTTATAAGAAGTTGTTCTAGATTTTCAATCGCTTCTTTGTTTTCTTCATATGTGGTAATTTGTTTCTCAATGTTTTCAATTTCGTGCCCGAAAACCTCTAGCTTTGATAAATTGTTTTGTATTTCTAATTCGGAAACAGATACCTCATGTTGTACTTCCTTTTGTTTTCCCACTAATAAGTCATATTTATTCAAATAATCATTTAGCTTATCAATGTCAAGGTTGTGGATATCCTCCAAAAGTTGTACACTTTGCTTACGAATATCGCTAATTTCTGTTATCATATTTGGCAATGCATCTTTTGCTTTATGGGCATCGCAAATAAACTTACAAGTCGGGAACGACTCGCCGCAAGGCACTTCTTGAAGAAGGCTCACTTTCTTTCGGTATGCATTGATATCCTTATTTTTATTCTTTAAAAAATGTAAAAGATTATCATATTCTTCATTCTTAATTTCGACGCTCTTTTTCTTGTTTCGTAAATTTTCAACATCGTATTCTTGTAGAAAATCATTTAATTTTTCAGCCAACTCGTTGTTGTTATTATTGTTCTCTGTAAGCTGTTTGTTCTGCTGTAAAAGGATCCGAACATCATTCTTCTTTGCTTTTAGCGCACTTATCGTTTGTTCAATAGCAATAATCTCCAGTGGGATCGATGTGATTTTATTTTCTATTTCGCTCAATGAAGATCTGGTATCTAATATTTGCTGTTGATATTCTTCACATTTTTGGCTGTGTTCCTCAATGCTAACTTCGCTCTGGCGTATTTGTTCTTTCGCTTCTTCGATATCTTCCTCATACTCTCTGCCCTCAAGTCGCTTGAGCGCTCCTCTTAAGTCCGACGCATCTTCTTTTGCTAGCTTAAATTTCTTATCAAATATTTCCAGATCAAGAAATTTAGCGAGAATTTCTTTGCGGCGGGTTGAGCCTTCTTTGATAAATGTTAGGCTATCTAATTGAGATGCCATAGAAGTAAGCAGGAAATCATCAAGCGTTCCAAGCATCTTACGAATGTTTTTATCCGTGTCATTACGAGTCAATCCATTGTGGCTCACAACCTGGGTCGTAACAGAATCGACTTCGTTAAACTCAACAGTTGTCTTTGCTTCTAATGTCTCTTCGCCTTTTAGTTTCTTAATATACTTTTCACTTTCACGCTCAATTACAAATTGTTTGTCGCCAATAGAAATTCCCACTCTACCAACGCCTCCCTCCTTGTTCTGGTTAATAACGTTAAGGTTCTTCCGCTCATTTTTCGAAGTGGAGTTAAACAGCGTATAAAGGGCAGCATCCACTATGCTCGACTTGCCTGAGTAGTTTTTTCCGAAGATTCCTACAATCCCAGATAAGTTGGCAAAATCTATGGAGTTACCACTACCATAGTTAAACAAATTATCCCACTCGAAAGAGTCAAATTTCCAATTAATATTACGAGCCACTTCTTCGGTTTCTTCTACTGCTCTATTATATTTTGCATTGAGCGATAAAACCCTATCTAACACATCATCTTCAATTTGATATTCTTTTAAAAATTCTTTAATCAGTCTTTTTTGAACTGTTAGATCGCGGAGATTTTCTTTTATAAAATCATCATTTGTGAGCCCAGCATTAGATCTGTTGCCCAATGCGCGATTTAAAAATGTAATACTTTCTGGTTTAAATCGATGCTTTGCGATGTCCACTGCTCGTTTCATTTTATCAAGCGAGAGATTGTTGTTGGACACTAAGCGAATGCGTGCGCCTTGGGGAACATCAACGCCCTTTGGCATTCTGCCTTTTGTGGTTAACTCAATTGTGGTAAACGGCTTGGGGTTTTGTAACTCAACATGGCGTACAGTAAAAGAATTTTTATTTTCTATTTCCCAAAGCAAAAATCCTTTATCATTGGTTTCACCATGATTTTGCTGAACCGTGGAACCACAATAGCGCACTCGTCCTTCAAAATCAAGCGCTTGGCACTTATGAATGTCTCCAAGCATTGCAAAATTGAACTTCTTAAAGATATTTAGCTCATGCTCTCCGTGTTCCATGACCCATCCGATATCAGTCTTGCAATTGCTAATAGCGCCATGATAAAGGGCTATGTTAATCTTGTCTGGATTGGTCGGCTCGATCCAATTGTCTTCATCGAATACAGAAAGAATGTTAAAACACAGATCGTCGTTGACGTGAAACTCGCCAGAGTTCTTGAAAAAATGAATATCTGGATGTTCTAGTGCTTGAATAATTGGCGTGATCGCATCCTGACGGTTGCTGTTTTTTAGGTTGCCATCGTGATTACCCGGAACCATGATCAGTGGCGCAATATCTGCCAAGTTCTTTATGAAACTTGTGGCAAGTTCAAAATATTCTGGTGATAATTGTGTCTTTGTGTGAGCTAAATCTCCGCAGTGAACGATATAATCCGGCTTCTCGTCTCGAAGAACATTGTATAATTCTTCGAATATAATTCTGTATTCGTAATGATACTTCAGATTTTTAATATGCGTATCCGCAATGTGAGCAATTTTAATCATATAGTCCTATTAAATGCTAGCTATAGCGCTTTCTAACAGATAATCTGTTTCTTGAACGAGCACTGCATTTTGTTTTCTTTTTAGAAATTCTTCTCTTCCCATGTCGGATACATCTTGATATCCGCTTATATCTATTTTATACACTTCGAGCCCATAAGTCAAGAAAAGTTTTATAATTCTTTTTTCTTTCTTGTCAGCGTCTGGATCCAATGCGAGAAAAACTGGTGTGTCATTTTGTACAATTTTCATAAATAACTTAGAGTTTGGACGCAACGTAGAGCCGAGTAAAGGTACGGCATTTGGTCCTGCAACAATGGCATCGAATATGCCTTCTGTTACAACCAAATCGGTATCCCATTCGAGATAAAGCTCGTTAAATATTATATCCTTTGAGACAGGTGGGTTGAGATATTTGCGGGGGTCAGAAGAAAAATTTCTTGCCACAAAATAGTTTAAATCTCCGTTATCGTCAAATGACGGAACAATAATACGATTGGCATATCTGCCATCCATACAATAGCCCATCTTCCAGTATAACGTGTCTTTATCTAATATACCACGCTTTTTAAGATAATTCAAGGCGGGAGTTGCAGATAATGAGGCTTCGTTATTTAATGAAATAAACCCACTTGGCAATACAATCAGTTGTGAATCTATGCGTTTAGCGGCGTTTTCTGCAAATAAGTCATCAAATTCGTTAATATTTATACGGTTTGTTAGTTTGTCCCACGCTTGAAGTTGGTTAAAATCGCCAAATCGTCGCACAAGACGGCGAATATCACGACCAGTCGATTCGCAAATCCAACACTTGTACAAGTTTTTTTCTATATTAATTGATAGTTTTTTCTTGTGATGCTTACAATACGGGCATGCAAACAAGTACTCATCGTTTGAACGGTAACTATCACCAAGAATAGTGGATATTATCTTAAATTTTCTCTGCACATATATATTATAACCGATTCAAGACTATCCGTCAAGTAATAAAGGACCAGCGAGAGCAACAACAAGGGCGTCTGCTCTATCGTCTGTTCCGGGCTGCGGATTCCCATGTTTTGTTAGATTGTATTGGAACTGATCTCCAAATCTATCTGATATGTTCTCAATGATTGCTTTTTTCTTTTCTTTGCTTGGAACTTTTCTTGGGACTTTTATGCCGAGGACAGAACGAGCGGAATTGGGATTAATCAAGGATGCTTCCATTTCAAATATTTGACTTAAAGCATAACAACACATTCCATTAAATCGCTGAAGTGTCGCCATTGTAAACGCTGTCGTTTTGCCGCCACGAAACATTATCGCAGGCTGCTCAACATATACATCATAAACAACATGATGTGTATCAATGGCACGCATACGTCTTTCAAACAGTGCTGCACGCTCCTCCAAAGACTGGCTTGATTTAAACTTTAGCACGTCGCTTATTATTATTTGTTCATCGTCAAGTAGCGCAATGCCGATTTTGGAGGAACTTATATCAAGTCCCAATATTTTCATTATATATCTAATTTAAGTTTGAATGTAAATTCTCTATTTTCTGATTTTTTAACTGGAGTTGCCATCTTAGCAATGCCAAGTAAGTTTTTATCCTCATCATAAATTCCGACTGAGGAGATGTATGTTATTTTTTGAAAGCTGCCTGTCGGATCAGCATAGGAGGAGGAAACAATATTTTTAATTGTTAAATTCGATTTTTCAACGTATGCCGTAGATCCAGTTTCCGGTAGGGTTGTTTGGTTAGCTGTTTTATAAGTTGGGTTATTGGAATGATTTAATTTTCCTTTGTCTGCATGAGCCAACATAGTAATGGTTTGGACATTTGTTGTGCCCTTAAACGATAATCCAAAACTAGATGATATAACATTGCCCACAGCAACGTGATCATTCGCACCCGCACCAAAATAAATCCATTTAGGTGCAAGCTTTCCGGGAAGCGATGCTGGTTGTCCGGTGCCAGCGCGATTATCATATCCATCGTTGTTGGAAGCACCTAGTGCTGCTCCCGAGAGGATCCAACTGCCCGTAAGGACTAAAAATCCTTCATTATATAATACCACCCCTGCGGTGCTTCCAGAATTTTCATTATTAGCAGACGGAGCAGTCTCGATTAAAGCGCCATCTTGATTCTCATCCTGAAGTCGTCCTACCAATGTGCCGCTTATATAAAAGTCGAGAGTAACAGATCCTTTTTTAATTTGAGAGCCAAACATTATAGAAGGGATGCTTATGAGAGTAACCCTATCAGTGTGTTTATCCCCCAATGACCCCGAATAAGCATAGTGTGGATTCATCGGTATATAATAATTTAAAGTAGTTTCAAGTGCGGTTAAATGGTTGCGACCATCTTGATGCAAAACATCACCCCCAGCATTAGTGGGGCTCGCGTCGGAATTGGCGCGAGGTCCGCCACGGACGCTTGCTGTAAAATGTTCTCGAACAATGCTGGCAGACATTGGGTATTGTAATGAACCGGGGACGGCTGGTCCGACCATAGAGCCGGTCATTAGTTCGCCATAAAGAAGTGAATTATATTCTGCTTTTGTAATTGATTTAAAAGATTGGTTAAAGCCGCTCTTAACCATAAAAGGGTGAATAAATGTGGTATTAAGAGGGATATCGCGTTCATCCCATGGGTCAGCTTTTGTAGCAGGGTTCGAGTTGGGGTAACTATAGGGAAATTCTGATTGATTGGTGCCCGTGAGTTGTGTCCTGTACGATGCCGACATTGCTATAGATGAAGATCTGTCAACATTTAATTCATATAAGCTAACAAACCCAGTGTCAACATGCCCCACATTTGCAGCATATGCACCTGTAATCTGATCCTTGTTGTTTAGATATATTCTGCTATTGTAAATAGCAAAACTAAACTCTGGATGAGCTTTCAGCGTATTATAGAATATATCATTCTTTTTAAATTTTTTATAAGCCATTATTAATAAATAGCTATTAGACTAATAATCTAATCTAACACGAAGAGTTAGTTCTGTATCTGGCGTTTTCTTTAGTGGCTCACTAAGCTTGGCTACTGCCAACAATTCATTATCTGCTGCGTAGAGTCCTACTGTAGTTATATAAGACACTGGATTGTCGGTTGTGGCGTTCTTAACAACAATTTGTGAAGCGCTAAGGTATGTTGGGCTGGAACTATAATTGAACTCATTGTGGTTAACGCGACAGAAATATACTGTTGAGTTTAGCTCTACTGTGTTGTTGAAAGAGATGTTAACAAGACGATTTCTTATAGAATCCGCCAACACTGTTATGGTTGAGCCTGTCAGTAGCGAATCAAAAGAACCTGAACCGTATCCTGGTCCCATTTCGGTTCGTCCCAGCTTTGAGCCGGGTATATTCGGACGATCCCACCCTGCGCCTCCGCTGCCCGATTCCCATGGGGCTTGGAAAATTGCACCAGTGATAACTGCTATGCCTGCTTGATAATAAAGTAATCCAACGCCGGGACCGGAGGCAACGGAAGATGTATATAGAATGCCATACTCGCCTGCTGGGGAGTTGACAAAATAGTTGGTAGATGCACCATAGTCTGAAACAGTAAGTGCGAAGTCGCCGCCTGCTGTGGTGGCGGGCAATTTGGCTGCGATACCACCCGTGGTAAATTGAAGCGTAAAGGATTGCTTCTTAATCTCGTCTTTGGCGAGAAGCCTTGCAAAGTTGATAAAAAATACTTCATCAAGCTTTTGTCCACCTGCGGCTAGATCTCCATCTTGATCAAATCTTTGAATCTTGCTATCTGCATCATATCCTACAAGGACTTGTGCCATTTGATTATAAATGTTGAGCTTTTTAGGTTGTTGAATATGAGGATTTGCGGCAGTCTGTGCCCCTGACATAGCTGAGGCACTTGAATAGCCGCAGGTTATGTCAAAGACGTGATTTGCGGAAGAACTCAAATATGGATAATCAAAAACAGATTCGAACATACCATGCGAATATGTTTTAATATTTTGATCCGAATATGTACCAGAAGGAATTGTGCCCGTTAACGGGATGGCTTCATGAAGAAGGGTTCTTGTATTTATTATATCATTAGCCGTTAGTGATTTAAAGGTTGTTGCCATATTTAATTTCTATTATTCCTTATTGTGGGTACTTGATAAATCTTATTGGAACTTCCACCCTATATCCAGTTGTGCCCCCGGTGATTCTGACGGAGGTATCAATGTGTCTAACAGCGGCGCTTCCCAATGTGCTTGTTCCACCTATTGTTTTAAATAAATAGGTGCTCGAAGCAAGATCACTTGAGGGTGCGATTAAAAATGCGAGGCGATATCCTCTGGGACCACTGATAACGTCACCGCTCATCTGGGTGTACTTGGCGACAAAATAATTTCCATTGGAGTTGGTTGTAAGATAATAAGAGGCAATATTGTCATCATCAACAAAAGAGGGGGTGGCGAGTACACCATCTTTATCGGCAATTTTTCCAAGTCTGTTATCTATTTCAAGAATAAATTGAGTTTCAACTAAGTCTGCATCAAGCTGGGTGGTTGTGCCATCACCTATTGCGTTCGACTCAATTCCTTGGTCCATCACGATTGGCCTTGAGGTGTCTGTTAACCGATATCCATTTATAAATTCGGTCGCGCTTTTCGGTCCATTGGCGTCTTCCACTGTTGCCTGATCAACAAAAATATTTATAACCTTGGTTGTGGCATTGTTAGGAATTCCCTTAACTTGGTTACGCAAAATTACCGGTAAATATAAAAGATTGGTGCGAGCAATTGAAATAAGTTTGGACTTCATCATGGAAGTATTGTTTGTAAATGCTTCTAAAACAGGCGTCTGGAGGATTTCTAGATCATAATAGGCGCTTCCGCTCGCATGATTCTTATTATAGAGCGCGTAATTAATTTCATCGTCACCCAGCGCAAATTTGGTAATCTTAAAAGAACCATCACCTCTTGCCAGCCTCATTCTGCCCGTGTCTGTTAAGACTGCATCAAGTATGATATCGCCCGAGTTGTCTAAAAATGCCATTTATATATTCCTTATGTCGTTGTAATTAGTATTTTATAAATTTAAAATACCAAAATTTTAAGCATTAAATATGCTTAAGCTATTTTCTTATTGTGTATTTCTCCAATTAATTTTACACCTTAAATTAATATCAAATTTCTTACCAGTATTTTTTGATGTAACCCTAACCTTAAATCTCTTATTCCAGACTGGTTCGTCCGTATGTCCCAGCCGGGGAGGGGGGCAGAGATCGCCTGCCGAGGCATAACCTGCGGGACCGTTTGGACCGGGAAAAGAGTCGTCATAGTTAATTAGTGACTGAATGAAATTTGGGCTTATTCTTAAATATCTTGTTGCGTCTTTAGTCGGGCTAATGCCGCTGCGTTTTTCCGCTGCTATTCTGAGATCTTCGAAGGTATATACCTTTGTATTAAAAAACACCATTCCTTCGTGTTCTACTAATTCTATTTCATAAACATCGGTGGGATTAGAGCGGTTACCGTGTACATCAATGGCTCTAAAAACATAATAATATTTGGTATTTGACGAAACATTATCAACATAGGAAGCAGCCGAGGCTGTATTGTCCCCGATTATTGCTATTAAGTTTCCTGCGAAGTCGCTATAGGAGTTTGGCGCAGTATCGATCCTGTATATTTCAAAACGTCCTGTGGGATCATCTGCGTGAAAAGTTATTGGTTCGTGCGGCAATAGTTTGCGTGCTTGCCTATACTTTGTAAAAAACTCAGCATCTCGGTCGTTAATTATAATTGCAGGCTCTGTATAGGTGCCAACATTGGTTTCAAGCATAATTAAGAATTGATCGGATACTCCCTTGTATGGAACGAGATCTGTATCTGGCCAGACCGGGGCATCGTCAAGCACCCGCGCATCGTGTGTTAAAATAGGAATTCTAGCGATTTTCAGAGATGGAGTGTAAGAGACATCAAACTGGGCAGCAAGATTAGGTACTCGATTGCCATACTGGTCCGTTTCGGGTGCCCATGTCGGTTGAAATTCATAATTACTATATTCGTATGACGTGCCTATAATTAACTGGTGGGCGAAAACTTCATATACATATCCTTTATCATATTTTACTTGTGTATCAACATAGTGAAATTGTGCCAGAGCTTCAAGATTTGGAATCCAGAATCTTTGTAATACGCCAGTTCCGTCAACATCTGATTTTTTTACAATCTCATAAACAAGAGTTTCGTGATATGCTTCGTCTCCGTCTAATACCATTTCCCAAGTACGAAAATGATCGGTGATAAGCTGGTTTACCTTTCCAATAAGTATGAGTGTTTGTAAAGTGCTATTAAAGGGGGTACAATCATCTCCAGTAATATAGTTTGATGGCATACCAAGAAAAGTGGTTTCATGTTCTAATCCCCACTCCGATAAGTGTATTTCTGTGCCCTGACTTGGGAGTGATCTATCAAAATTTGCCGATAGCCATGTTTCAAAATCAATAAGCTGAATGGCTTTTATGCTATGTTCGTTTATGAATTCATAAGAATAAATATCTCCGCCATCATCGATCTCCGCCATAATCTCCCGCGACATAGCAAAATCAACATCTTCAGAGAAATGCTGAACTGAAGTGTCGCCTTCAAAAGAGGTTTCACTTATGATCATAGATGTCAACTCATCCACTAGACCTATGTTTTCACAAGCGATTAACATATTACCTGCATCATTGGTGGTCATATCTATGTTTACACCCATGGGGAATAGTTCTTCAAAATCATTGTAGCGCACATTGGCATACGCACCCTCAATCTGCGCGGTACCAGTGCCACTGAAATCATCGAAAAGATGTTGTCCGCCGTGGGCAGCTTGTGTTACATCTGTTGACGAGGCTTGTAATATAGCCATATTGCTGCTGGGAATTGCGACATTGGCATAGGGATCGTCGCCAGGGATAGACCAGTATGCAAATCCGCCGCCTTGGTGCCGTTGTATCATTGCTGTTGTCCAATCTGTCCAATAATCGTTCGTATATATATCTGTGGGCTGAAAATTGGGTATGGGTGAAGCCTGCCAGTTCGTCTCTTCTATTACGTGCGAATACATATTCGGCAAAAATGATTCCTTTATCCCGCTTGTTTTTATAAATTTTTCATATTGTTGCTGATAAAAATCATAATCTGATTCAAAGTTAGCAAAAGCTGATAAAGATGTGATATTAAGATATCTTGTTATTTCTTCTTTGATAAAGGGAATAGCGAATTTACAATAATGATCTGTAAATGTCTGTGTTGTATCGATAAGAGGGGATGGTCTGGAAAAGTCAGATATATCTCCTTGGGTCAGGTCAAGCCCTCCAAAGCCGCCAAAGGCGTGGTACTGGGCCCAGGCGACAAAATCTGTATATGCCCACCAGACGCTCTCGGCGGTGGAAATCAGAGCATTGTCAAAGCCGCCCATGAAGGTCAAGAAAGAACTCTCGTCTCCGGTGATGTGACAAGTCTCGGTTATCTTATCCAAAGCTAATGCGCTTTGTGCAGGCTGGATGACGGCGCTGTTGTCTACTACGGTCGCATTGAACACGGAAGGTCCGTAAGTCAATTCCCACGGTGACGGCGTTCGACTGACATCCAAAGCCATTTCCGACAACGGGGAATCGTTCAAATAAACCATCGCTGCGGCCGTGGGCGTCGAAGTCGCAACCCAAAACTTTCTAGATTCTGCGCGGAACGGATCCGCGATAGTGCCAGGACGAGTTGCTTTTATATAGGGGCTCCAGCTAACGTTAGGCAGTATGCTCCAGAAGTCCCGCTGGGAATGATTTGCAGCTTCGACTGCTTTCAAGTTTTTGAAGAGTTGAGTTGGATCTGGGACTGGTTGCGGCGGGGGATGGTGGATTTCCCACACCGGTGTCGGTACCGATACCTGTTCTTCGGTTGTTGTAGTTGCCGCTACTTCATCACATTTTTTTACTGCCATAGTTTAGAGTCCTCCGTATCCGCCGCCGCTCTTTCCGCCGCCTCGCCGGGGGCGTTTGCCGATGCCCTTGCCGCTGCCTTTGCCGATGCCCTTGCCGCTGCCTTTGCCGATGCCCTTGCCGCTGCCCTTGCCGCTGCCTTTGCCGATGCCCTTGCCGCTG